GGTTTGCGATTGACAAGAATCGGTTTCTTGTAGCAGCCGTGTTTTGTTCAAATACCAAGTATCTTGTAGAAGATGCGATGTATTTCTTTACAGCAATTAACAATCTTCTTACATTGATTCTATCCAATGCAGATGGTCTAGCTTGTAAGGTCTTTTGACCAAATACCGTAGCACCTTGGCCAGGGAATGTAGCGATTGGGTTTACACGACCTTCGTAAAGTGTATCTCTTTCAGCGTGAGTCAAACGAGACTTAACTTCAATAACATCGGTTAAACCACCACGATTTAAACCTGCGGGAGCAAACCATTCTGCTGCAACTTGGTCATTGAAAGCAATCACGCCAGGAAGAACAACACTTGGTGGAACCCATACTGGCTTGTTTTTATCAGTATCAAGGATTTTAACCCAAGGATGGTAAGTAGCAACATAATTTGAGTCAAACGAAGTTAATGCGTTTACAACCGTAGTGTTTGAATCATCATATGCGCCTGCATCCATTACAAAGAAACAATCTTGTCTATCTTCACACATATCTTTAGCGAATGTGGTAACTGAAGAGTGTAATCTATGTAAAATACCTGGAAGGACAACCATATTGATATCAAACTCATCAGGATTAGAAATTGCGTTGATAGCTTTTCTTAAAGCAACCGTGCCCGTAGCCGTAGCAGAAGAACAATCCAAACCTTGAGTATTTCCAGCAACAATACCATTAGTACCACCACCAACTCTAATAATTCGGTTTGGCTCCCAGCCATCAAATCCACCTTGGAACGGAACCATAAATTTCTTGTAGTCAACATCACTTGTTAATGATACAGTACCTGAACCTGATTGGCAAGTAGCCAAATCAAATGCAGTGCCAACCGTTGTTTGTTGAGCCTCAATTGGTAGCGGTAATAAAAAGTTTAAGTTATCAGTTGAACTGAAGTCGTAGTTGTATCCAAGGAATACTTTTGTATTTACGACACCACCCAATGATTGAGAAACCACATAAGTTGGGTCTGGCAAAGTATATGAACTATTAAGTGGTGATGTTAGTGCTGCGAATCCAAAAGGAACCAATGATGAGTCAATAGCACCATTCGTTACATCAGCTTCCATTTCAACACGAATATGAGCTGAATTATTAGGGTAATCACCTTCTATGTTTAATTTACCACTTGCATCTACAGTAATATATCTATCACCAATAACTCTTGCGATGTAGTTTGGTGAATTTGGGTCAAGGTTAAGACCTGTGAACTCTTCTACGATATTTGGTCTTGTGTCTGCGTCTTGAACATTTGTTCCAAAAATAGAATTAGGAATTTTTGCAGTATCTACTCTACGAACTTGTAAAGTGAATGTTCCGTATTCAGAACCTGGAACTTCAGATGCTGGTTTGATATCACGGATACCTACTTTAAACTCGTAGTTTGTAGCATTACCATGAGAAAGAGTATGAACTCTAAATAAGTTTGTAGCTACACCACCAACTTTTTGTGACTTAATGTAAGGAGTTGTTGCTTCAGAGTATTCTTTAGCATAACTAACCGATTGAGTTACAATCGTTATTGAAGATGAGTTGGAAGCTGCAAACGATGCTGATTGGAATGTAGAAAAGTTCATATAGGTATATGCTACCTTTGAAGATTTAGGAGCATATCCGTAAACTTTAGTAAGATAGTTTTCTGAACTTGGGTTTAAAGAAGCACTTACACTTGTATTGGTAACAGAACTACCTGTTAAATTCAAAAGGAACAATGAAGCGCTGTTCAATCCACTTGCAACTACTGTAGAAGTTGAAGAACCCACATAGTCACCACCAAAAGTAGCAGTAGTTGGGTGTAATACAGCGGCTACTTTTTGACCAGCTGCGCCCGAAACTACCAATGCAATTGTTTGTGCGGTGTATCCACTTGCACCCAATACTCTAACGATAGTTGCGTTTGGAGCATCTTGCAAATAAGATTGTGCGGTATAAGGAAGATATGAATCTTCGGTTAAACCACCAAACTTTTGTTGAAACTCGTTAAATGATTCTACTCTCGTTGGAACGAAAGCGGGACCCTTGATAGTTTGTCCGATAAGAGCGCCACCAATCTCACCAATACCCTGTGGTAAAAACGAGAGGTCCTTTTCTCTTGTAAAGACGCCTGGACTAACAATTCTTTCAGCCATTATTTTCTCCTAATGTTCTATTTTTGGAATTTTCCTTACTAATAAATACCAAGAAAATTAGGGAAACACGATAATTATTGTTTAGGGATGAAAGTATTGTTTTGTAAATCTACACTACCCTCACCATACTTTTCTTTTAATTCTTGTGCGAGTTTTCCTTCATTTTCTTTTAAAGTGTTGTAACGGCTTATAAGTTGGTCAGTTTCTTCGTTTAAAGATTTATAAATACTCTCAAGTTGGAGTTTTTCTATTTCAATTTCACCCAATCTAGCGAGTGATTGTAAGATGCCTGATTGCAACACATTTACCTTGGTTACTTCTTCTTCGGTAAGTGATATAACTGTTTTTTCCATAATAAAATTTATTTAATATACTATAAATATAGAATTATAAATCATAACTTTCATTCCATATAATTTTACCAACTGAAAATGTTTTTCTCGTATTATTTCTAACACCAGCAAATTCTGGCAACAGGTATGCTTTTACTTGTAAAGTAATTTCCGACTTTACAATTCGGTCTTCACCTACTTCTTGTAAGGTTTCAAATGTATATGAATCTGCTTTTACTACAAATTTGTATCTATCACCAAAAGAACGACCTTGGAAAAATACAATTTGTTCTACAATCTTATTTACCTGCTCTTGGTAATCACACCAAACAATAGTAGAATATTCTATATTTACATAATCCGGCTTTTCAACTGAATAATATTCTTTTGATGGTTTCTGATTAGTTAAAACTGAAAATTGGTCGTATCTATTGTCTTTGGTATAAGTTCTTTCAAACATTTGGCTTGCGTCTTCGGCGTTAATCACCTTTAACTTAGCCATATCCGTATTTGGAGATAGGGAGTTTCTTTTAAATACAATAACTGGTGTTAAAATCATTCCATTATCATCTCTCATAAAAAGGTCTCTTTGAGCTGACTTCCATTTTTCAGGATTAGAATACATCACTGGAATTTGAACTAATTGACCATTTTCCTCTACCATTGGTTTAACATCTCTTTCCAAGAAATCTTTAAACGCAAGGTCAATGTCGTATAAACCAATTGAAATGTTTTTAACATTATCCGTATCTCTACGAACTTGATTGGCTTTGTTTAATATAGGGTCATCTTGAGTTGAGCTTTGTGTTTGTCTCAAATCTGGTTTGTTTGGGTCAACTACTCTATAACGATTTGCCATTAGATTCCTGCCGGTATTGTGTTGGTTGTGTTATTTGAATTACCAAAACGATTATCTACCAAATTAAGAGTAGTCTGGCGAGTCATATGTGTATCCAATATAAATGATACTGAATATCCTTGTTCTATACCACCATCCCAAGTAGATGGATTTTTACCTGCAAAGTATTGACTTTCTCTTACAATATCTACCATAAAGTATTCATTGTCGTAAAGAACTATATCACCAACTTCAGGTAATATATCTTTATCATCTTTTAAAGTATCACGCAAAAATCTAAATTGTGCTGTTCTTGTAAAGTATTGACCAAAGTCATCGGAAATTTGTTCTTTTAAACCCCATTCAATTAAAGAAGGAATTTTTACAGGATTATAGTAAACTTTTTTACTACCCTCACCATACAAATTGGTATTTGATTCATCTACTACCAATTTAAAGTAGTAAATCTCAATATCAATAATATCGTTAATAAGTTCCTTGTTTAGGGTTCTAAACAAAGACATATCTCTTTGACCGCCAAATAATGCCATTTTCTTACCCTATGTAAATTGGTCTTGGGATTCTTGCAAGTGTAGATTCAAGGAATTCAGCTTCATCTCTCTTGGCTTCCATAAGGGCTCTTTTAGATGTAGCTTCCAACATTTCCTTTAATTGAGTTAGAAGCGCTTCTTTTTCTGCAGCCGCTTCGGAACGAAGGTCACCTCCATCCAATGTAATGTCTGCGCCTGGAATTGGAATAGCAGAAAACTTGGCTCTTACTGCTCCAAGGACTTCTTTAGCCAATGCAAGAGTATATTTGGTAATCCATTGTCTTCCTGCAGAATTGATTGAGGTGTATGATAATCTTTCAAACGGAACATTTGAAAAGTCACTAACCACATTTGAAGCTATGATTGGGTTATTAGCTTCACTATTTAAAGTGTATTCAAAATAAATTTTGGTATTATCATCCCCATAAACAGGAAGTGGAAAAATCTTAATACGATTATTAATCAATTCAAATGAAAATTGAGATTTACGAATTTGGTCGTTGAACTCAATTGCTTGTAATCTTAATATGTCATCGTACATTGGCTGCATCATAAATGATACACCTGGTGAGTAATTACCCCAACCAAAAGTATCCATCATTTGTTGTGAACCAAGACCTGTTCCTACAAAGGGGTCAAAGTATCTTACAATGGCGGGGGGTGCTTGGTGAAATACTCTACGAATGGTAAGTCCATCTGATACTGAACCTGATTCGAGTGATACAACACTACTATCATTTAGATTGTAAATTTGTTGACCTTCTGTTAAAGTAAATGACGCTGTGTAGTGTGTTAATCTACCACCACTTTTTGCTTCAGTTCCATAATCTTTTGCGAGGTTTACTACCCCCTGCATATTATTATTGATTTGTTTATTAGCAAGAGTGTTATTTAAATTAGAACCTTGTAGAGACAAAAGATTTTCCTTTGCTCTATACTGATTGATTTGCGAAGAATATTCGTTTGCCGCTTCTTCAAAGCAAGCAAAAAAGTTAATATCTTGTAATTCAATATCAATAATTGGATAACCCAATCGGGTTGCACACCAATTGGCTACATTATCAGCATCTGATTTAAAGATAGCATCACCATCAAAAAAACCAAATGGTGTTGGTTTAGTTGCGGATGAACCTGTGTAAAAAGACGCAGATATTGAAGAAAACGAACTACTACCTGGCCATATTGGAATTTGAATTGCCATTAACTCTCCTTTTTATACCTCACTATATAAATAGTATGGTTAATACCTTTCCAAATTATTCATAAATGATACAATAATATAACGTGCTCCAGAAGTAACTGCCCTAGCACCATGTTTGTGAGTTATATTTCCTGGATGAATACCACAATACCCAATAGAATTTTTTATCAGTTTTTTTTGACGCTTGAACCAAGTTCCACCACCCTCATATTCATTAGTATCAGATAATTGTACCAAGCAAGTAATATCGGAAGAGTCATGGTGAATTGATAAGTGTCCTTGTGCTTCGGGTGTATATTTCGCTAAAAAGTTTTCTGATTTTAAATTGTCCCAACCCTTACCTTCAAGTCCCCAAATATAAATTGTAAATGGCATTACATATCTACGAAGCACTTCCATATATACATCGTGAAGACCAATTACATCTAATAACATATCCGTTGTTGGATAATTTGCGTGGCGGTCAACAGTCCAAGAATTTGCATATTCCGCTTCTTCGCGAACCATAGTGCAAAATTCAGAAGTAAATAGTGGGAATGAGAAAAAATTATCAAATGGTTCATCTGAAATTAAATCCCATTCTTTTGTTTTTGCAGAATATGTAATAAATCGGTCAATCCACGCTTCTAAATTTTCGTGAAAAGAGTAAAGTTCAGGATGTAATTTGTTCATTTTATGAATATTTTCGGTGGCAGATGTTTTAAAATTGCTAGTTTGTTTACAAATATGTAAATCATCTCTTAAAGTGTATGCATTTACATCGGATTCTATAAAACCTAAATCGTTACGATTTGGGTGAGGTAAATATGTTGCTATAAAAAATTCATCAACAGGAAATAAATTTTGTTTAAATGGTTTTGATAGTAATTTTTTAATACCAGAGCTGCTTAATAAATATGATTGACTGTTGTATGATGGTGCTGATTTTTTTATCCGAGGTAGTTCAGTTTCAATGTCTTCAAATTCCGGAAGCGTATTTTTTCCAAGATAAAATAAATCCCAATCAGATGGTAGTGATTTAAAATCATCAACAAGAAATCTATCTAAAACTTGAAAATCTTCTTCAAGAACGAGTATGTTTTCGTAGTTATTTTTTAAAGCATCTTCCCAAACTGTAATGTGAGAAATAGCACATCCCAATTCACCAGGAAGAACATCTCTACCATACCAACCAGTATCAACATTTGGAAGTTTCCAATCTTGATATTTTTTATATCCGTTTTCATTCATCCAATCTTGGGATATACGAGACCCGTTTACTGCTTTGTGAATAACAACCGGAGTTCGTGGGTCTAATTGCAACTTTTTAAGTTCAGACATCCACCTTAATTCTTGGTCAAAATTTTCCTCTAAAGCAATGATATAAACACAATCCAACTTTAAAGATGTATTAGACTCTTCTATAACCTGCATCCATGATTGAAATCTAACATTCCAATTTTGCTTTTCAGCATATAATTTTGCATTTTTTAAATTTAAACTTTGTAATGATGTGTTTTTGTGCAAATATTTAAATTCATCAAAAAAATAATTTATATCAGACACAATATGTGCTTTACCTTGTAATAAATTTAATAAGTTACCAGAATCGGTTGATAAAATTTTAACCTCACCCATCATCATTTCCAATGCTGTAATGCAATAAGTTTCATCGTATTTTGATGGATATAACCAATATTCAGCTGAATTTATTAATTTATAAAGCTCTGATGGTGGTAGGTTATCTAAAAAATGGACACCATCGTAGAACCCTTTATAGTCTTCATACACATCAAGAGCATATGGTGGAGTAGCAACCCATAAAGTTGCATTTGGAATTAATTCTTTTATTTTTGGCCAAATGTTTAATAAGTTTTCCAATCCTCGTTCGGCTGATGAGGTGTATACAAATTTACCATATTCTTTTTCACTTGGATTTTTTATAAAATCATCAGTATCAATTGCATTTTCTATTACTTTTATTTTACCAAGCATTTGTGGATATTTTTTTTCCAGTTTATTTGCCTGATAATCTGAAACTGCAATTATATTTGTTAACCGTGGGTCTTCTAAATAATCAATTCCATTATTTTCAAGAGTCAACCCATTCCAATATGGATAAAATTCCATATTATGAATCCAAAAATAAGAAGATGTGTATGTTATATTACTTTCTTCAAGCTCTTTTATATAATGAATATAATTTATAGCAATTACAACATCAAAGTGCTCACCTTGGTGATGCTCTTTTAATTCTTGATATGTTAAATAATTAACTCCTTGAGTATATGTTGGTTCAACATTACCCGTAATCATAACGGAATGTCCATTATTTGAAAATTTATGTGCCAATTTTAAAACACAATATTCGGAACCACCCAAACCCTTACTCAACCAGGTATTAATATTAAATGGTTCTTTTTGATAACCAACTACAAATAAAACTTTCATAATCCCTCTACAATATAATTTAAAACTTGTTCTCTTTCATAATATCTCGTTCTATCCATCCAATTTTGAAGGCGATGTGCTCTACCTTCAACCTCATTCCATACCCAATCTTCTTTTCCTAATTCAAGAATTCGTTGATGAATAAATGGGTCATAATAATCTTTAATTAATCTTGCCCTTCGGTTTATATCAGTTGCGTTGTTATCCACCGTAGAATTTCGGTTGTTATATTGAACATATAACATTTTTTTTAGGTGAATCATCCGTGTTTCTAAAAATGTTTTTACAATCAACTCATAATCATCAGCTACTGATATATTCCTACTATGTCCTCTTATTTTATGATAAGTATCTCGGTTCCAAACCCTACAATGATTTGGCATTCCTATATTAAACCTAATTGTTTTTGGATTAATATCAGGATAGTGATGAGTTAACCAAGTATGACCATCAAACTCTTCCCAAGTATGACCTGCGTATGCCCAATCAAATGGATTTTGAGGATGACCATACCAATCATTGCCAATACGACCATATTGTCGTGGCGTTCCATCTTCATAAACCTCGGTTACATCGGTATAAATAAACCCAGCATCTGAATATTGTTTGCTTGCATTTAAAACATCTTCCAAACAAGTGGAGATAAGAACATCATCGTGGTCTAATTCAAATAACCACTCACCATTACATAACATAGCTGCTCTATGCTTTACCTCACCAACATTACCTGCTGAATTGGGTGATGTTCTATAAACATTTACTCTATAATCTTGGCTTGCAAGTGTTTTTAAATATTCAAATGTTTTATAATCACCTTCAGGTGAATCATCAACAACTACCCACTCCCAATTTGGATAAGTTTGATTTTTTAAAGACTCATATGTTCTGAAAATCCGTTCGTTTGTTTTATATGTTGGGGTAAATACTGAAAGGATTGGCGTTTGGTTATTTGCATATACTTCTTTTTGAGATTTACACGCCCAAAATGTAGACTGACATACTATATCATTTGCTAATATATTATCTGGTGGAATAACATCATAGTTTAAAATTTTACTTTTTATTATGATATGATTTGATAATTCATAAACTTCATCAAAACCACCACCGATTAAAATTATAATATCCGGCCGGTGAGTTGCAAATTGTAGTTTAAAATTGGTAGATGATTCGTATGAATATAAAATTACATTTTCATACAAATTTTCTTCCCAATAAACATCAGATTGAATCTTAATCTCACCAAATCTATCCCACCCATAAATAAGAGCGGTTGGCAAACTTGTTTTCATAAATTATCTATATGGTTCTCCACCAACCCAAAGAACAAATGACTTACGAGTTCCCTTGGTTACAGGCGTAACTCGGTGCAAAAAGAATGATGGGAAAATAACAGCAGCTCCTTGAACTCTCGGAGCCCAAGTTTGACCAGCGCCTAACATAAATTGTAAATCACCACCCTCATATTCATCAGGTTGTGATAATTGAACAGTGACCGAAACTTTGCGTTGAGCTTGAATACCAATACCACAATCCATATGCCAATCATACTGACCACCACCTTCATAGTATTCAGTATATTGAATTTGTTCTCTCATGTGAGTCAAATCAAATTTCCACATACTATTGTTTGCTTCAGAAATCATAGTTCCAAGCTTATCGTAAACCCACTCCCAATCTTCGTTTTGAGGACACCATTTAATTGATGATTTACGATATTTGCTTTCTACTCGTGATTTATCCAACTCACCAACGCCTGCGGATTCAAATGGTAAATTGGAAGTCATTTGTTCAATTCTAACTAATTCTTCAGCAGTAAATCCATTTTGAAACCAATAATAATTGGTATGGTCTGCTGAAAATCGTGATGGGTCTTGATTGAATATAAACTTCTTTTCCATAACTAAAACTTTTTTTATCTAATAATAAATATTAAATTTAATATAAATTAATATGAACCAGACCTATATAATTCAACAATATAAACTTTATCACCTGAAGTCCAGCCATCTTGTTTAAATATTAATTTTTGAATAGAATCATCCCATTCAAAATATCCACCATTAATTTGATTTCCTTTAGTGCCTTTTACACCAAAATTACCTTTTAATCCTTTTTGACCACTATCACCAATTAAACCACCGGAACCAATAGCACCTTTTTCTCCTTTAGAACCTTTATTACCAACGGCTCCTTGTGCTCCTTGTGCTCCTTGTGCTCCTTGTGCTCCTTGAAGACCTAAATTACCAGCAGCTCCTTGAGCTCCTTGGTCACCAATAATCCCAATAGTTCCAATAATACCTTTAACCCCCTTTGCGCCAGCTAAACCACCTGTTCCCGTTGTTCCTTGAGCACCTTGAGCACCAGTAATTCCTTTAGGACCGGTATTACCTGCAGCTCCTTGAGCCCCTTGAGCTCCTTGAGCGCCGGTATCACCAAGTATACCTTTTATACCTTTATTTCCAGCTAAACCTTGAGCTCCTTGAGCTCCAAACATTCCTAAAGTTCCTACAATACCTTTAGCTCCTTTTGCGCCAGCCAAACCTTGAGCTCCTTGAGCTCCTTGAGCTCCTTGAGCTCCTTGAGCACCTTGTGCGCCCGTAAGACCTGCTGTTCCAATAGCTCCTTGAGCCCCTTGAGCGCCGGTATCACCAGTGATACCTTTAGAACCTTTATTTCCATCTAAACCTTGAGCTCCTTGAGCTCCTTGAGCACCTGTATCGCCAGTGATACCAATAGAACCCTTATTTCCAACGGCTCCTTGAGCGCCTGTATCGCCAGTAGCACCTATCGCTCCTTGAGCTCCTTGTGCGCCTGTAGCACCTACCGCTCCTTGAGCACCTTGGTCTCCACCTTGACCCACAGCACCTTGAGCACCTTGTGCGCCCGTAACACCTGATGTTCCAATAGCACCTTGTGCGCCTGTGGCACCTACTGCTCCTTGAGCTCCTTGTGCGCCTGTGGCACCTACTGCTCCTTGAGCACCTTGTGCGCCTGTGGCGCCTGTCGCTCCTTGAGCTCCTTGTGCGCCTGTGGCACCTGCAGCTCCTTGAGCGCCTGTATCGCCAGTTAAACCACCGGTACCTGTTGCTCCTTGAGCGCCTGTAGCACCTGCCGCCCCTTGAGCTCCTTGAGCCCCTTGAGCTCCTTGAGCACCAACAGGTCCAAGATTAGTGTTTACACCTGAAGTTCTTAATGTTATGTTTGAGAAAAATACAACAACTCCATTAAAATCTGCATCAAAAAAAGCACTATTCAATGTTGTTGTTGCAGCATTAGTTTTAAAAGTACCTCTGGAATAATAAAAACCACCTCCTAAACTTACAGTGGAAACAGTTCCTCCCATAGTTGCTGCCTGACCAGCATCAAAAGGTTGAATGTAAAGACTACTCTCAGGCCAGCCCGCATCATTAAATTGTAAATAAAATTGTCCCCAAGGGTTACTTGCAAAATAATATATTGCAGCAACTTCATAATAGGTTGAAGATGATACACTTACAGCCGCTGATAATACGGTAACTCGTGGGTTGTCATTTGATGTACCTACCGCATACCAACCAGTGTATCCACCATAAGTTGTATAGTAAGGTGAGCTAGTTGCTGGTGTAAAAATATTTGTAGGAGATGATGTACTTCCTTGTGAACCTTGTGAACCAACGGCTCCTTGTGAACCAACGGCTCCTTGAGCTCCTTGTGCGCCCGTAGCACCTACCGCTCCTTGAGCACCTTGTGCGCCTGTGGCACCTACTGCTCCTTGAGCACCTTGTGCGCCTGTGGCACCTGCTGCTCCTTGAGCGCCTGTATCGCCCGTTAAACCACCGGTGCCTGTTGCTCCTTGAGCGCCTGTAGCACCTACCGCTCCTTGAGCACCTTGGTCTCCACCTTCACCCACAGCGCCTGTTGCTCCTTGAGCGCCTGTAGCACCTGCCGCTCCTTGAGCTCCTTGGTCTCCACCTTCACCCACAGCGCCTGTTGCTCCTTGTGGACCCGTAGCACCTGCCGCTCCTTGAGCTCCTTGGTCTCCACCTTCACCCACAGCGCCTGTTGCTCCTTGTGGACCCGTAGCACCTGCAGCTCCTTGAGCTCCTTGTGCGCCTGTGGCACCTGCAGCTCCTTGAGCTCCTTGTGCGCCCGTAGCACCTGCCGCTCCTTGAGCCCCTTGATTACCTGTACCAATGGTATCGCCAGTGATACCTTTGGAACCTTTATCTCCAGCTAAACCTTGAGCTCCTTGAGCACCTGTATTGCCGGTGATACCTTTGGAACCCTTATTTCCAGCGGCTCCTTGAGCTCCTTGGTCTCCACCTTGACCCACAGCGCCTGTTGCTCCTTGTGGACCCGTAGCACCTGCCGCTCCTTGAGCACCTTGGTCTCCACCTTGACCCACAGCACCTTGAGCACCTTGTGGGCTAGGACCACCTGTTGCTCCTTGAGCTCCTTGGTCTCCACCAGCACCTTGAGCACCTTGTGGACCTTGTGCGCCTGTAGCACTTGCCGCTCCTTGAGCACCTTGGTCTCCACCAGCACCTTGAGCGCCTGTTGTTCCTGTTGGGCCCGTAGCACCTGCTGCTCCTTGAGCTCCTGTTTCGCCAGTAGCTCCTTGACTGCCTGGAGCGCCCGTAGCACCAGCAAGTCCTCCCGAACCTACCCCACCTTGGTCGCCTGTAGCACCCACAGCACCTGTACTACCGGGACTTCCAAAACCCGTTTCACCTAATATACCTAAAGCTCCTTGAGCGCCTGTAGCACCTGCCGCTCCTTGAGCTCCTTGAGGACCTGTGGCTGTATCTGCATCACATACATCAACAACTTCACCAAAACAAGCGCTTTGGTCGCTGACCAAATCCCCTATGGGACTACCACAGCTCTCACAAGTAAATGCGCAAGGTTCTTCTAATCCACCCACCTCATAACAGCCAGAGTATACTCCAGGATCAAAAGGCCAAGCCCAACAGCCGAAGGAGGTTCCAGTATCACAAGCATATGTTAGGTAATTATACGAAACATTGTGAACTACATATCCGTTTAAAAGATATACATCATAGGGTTCTATGTTTATGGATGTTTCACTTGGTTCATCAACAGTATATGCAGTGGTTATTAATTCATCTACAAATAAATTATTATTCCATTTTACTAAATGGTCTGAATTTAAGATTACATCTTTTGCTTTTTTAAATTTGTATACACCATCACCATCTTTTACTAAAATTGGTTCATTGGGTGATACGATAAGATTACCATCATTAAATTCAATTTTTTCAATGGTAGAATTTGTAAAAGTATTTTTTGATTTAACATTAGCGGATTGTAATGTTGTAGATGATATATCAGTAGATGACCAATTTAAATAATCACTTTCACCCAATCCAAGACCAGGTAAAGAAATACCAGCAACAATGGAAGAACCACTAATGAGATTTTCAATAGCGGTTTGGGTTCCATCGTATAATCTGACTAATTGTCCGTTTTTAACACTCATATAAGAACTTCTTTATTTTTGGATTAGAATGAACCACTTACATACATATGAATCACATATGTAGCACCACCATTACTAAATGTTAAAAATCCACGAGCAGCGTTAAAAGTTAATCCTGGCGATACACCTACTATTGTGGTTCCAAGAGCAGGTTCACCTTTTTGACCCGTATCACCTTGAGCGCCTTGGTCTCCTTGTGGACCTTTGGCTCCTTGAGCTCCAGTATCACCAGTCTGACCTTTGTCTCCTTGTGGACTTGCACCTTGAGCACCTTGAGCTCCTTGAACACCTTGAGCTCCTTGAGCTCCTTGAGGACTTGCTCCTTGGGCACCTTGAGCACCTTGTGGACCTTTGGCTCCTTGAGCACCTTGGTCTCCTTGAGGACTTGCTCCTTGAGCGCCAGTAGGGCCACCAGCACCTTGAGCTCCTTGAGCTCCTTGAGCTCCTTGTGGACTTGCCCCTTGAGCGCCCGTGGCTCCTTGAGCTCCTTGAGCTCCTTGAGCACCTTGGTCTCCTTGAGGACTTGCCCCTTGAGCGCCCGTGGCTCCTTGAGCTCCTTGAGCTCCTTGAGCACCTTGGTCTCCTTGAGGACTTGCCCCTTGAGCGCCCGTGGCTCCTTGAG